GCCTGTAAGCTTACTTACAAACCTTGAATTAAATGACCGTCTTATAATACGAGACAAGCGTTACATGATTAACGACATGAAATCAAACCTTACAACAGGGGATGTTGATTTTACTTTACTGAATGACTTTAGGGATGTTATAAGCGACGGAGTAAACAAGCCAATTGATCCAATAGAGCCATCGGATGGTGCTCAATGTATTGATGTAAGGGTGTTGCTACCGAATGGTGCAGTAAGTGCAGCTATTACAACAACAGCGACAGGAGTAACTATAACGCCAAGCAGTCTAACGGCAGACGGTTCGGTCAACGTATGCATTCCAGCAAATACCGATTTGTTAAAAATGATAGTAACCGAAGACGCAACCAAGAATATCAACTCTGAGAATTTCTTCCAATTGAGAACGGAACAAGGAGAGGATGCTATTTACATATTGACGGTTACTTACACTTATGCAGATGGCACAACTACAGCCAACCAAATACAAATACAACAACAACCATAATGTTAAAGAACATAATAGACTTACTACAAATAGACGATTTCTACGATGGCAACCATGACATTCAGGTAGCAAAAGGCTTATACAATTTAGAGAAAGGGATAAAAGGAATATTCAAGCAGAAAAAGAGAATGCAGATTTTAAAGACAAAGAATAAACAACATATCCAATGGCTCAAAAAAGAACTATAGACATAGACATCAAAAACAATGCTGATAAAACAGCAAAGGATTTTGAGGATTTAAGCAAAGCAACAAACAAAGCTGCCGACAGCGCGGATAGGTTAGACGCAACTTTTGAGGAGGTTTACGGAGAGTTACAACCGCTTACAACCAGGATGGGAGAGGCTGAAGACCGTCTTTATGAACTTGCTCTTGCTGGAGATACAACTTCAAAAGAATATCAAGACCTTTTAAAGAGCGTAGGTAATTACAGAAAAGTACAAATTCAAACAGACTTGGCGGTTGATGCGGCAGCGACAACATTAAGCCAAAAACTTGGAGGCGCATTAACAGGAGCAACAAGTGGCTTTGCTGCGGTGCAAGGTGTAATGGGATTAGTTGGATCCGAATCCGAAACCTTAGAAAAGACGCTTCTAAAAGTTCAATCAGCTTTAGCATTACAACAAGGTGTTCAAGGTGTTTTGGATTATTCTAAAAGCATCGGCTTAGCAAGCAAGGCAACAAAGGCTTTTAATCTTATTGTAAAAGCAAATCCTCTTGCTTTATTGGCAACTACACTTATTGCAATTATCGGATACTTTGCCGTATTTACAGATGCCATAGATTTAGCAATAAACAAGCTCAAGTCAATTACCGACTTTTTAGGATTGACGGATTTTGCAGAGCAAGAACTTGCAGCGAAACGTAAAAAAAGACATGATGAGGAATTAAAGCGCAAGGAGGAAGAAAAAGACGCAGCAGCAAAATTAGAGCAAGAAGCAAAGGAAAGAGCAGCAGAAGAAAAGTTAAGACTTGAAGAACAAGCAGAAAACTATCGCAAATATGTTTCAGATAGAATAAAAGCAGCAAGGCAGATTCAAGACCTTGAGATTGAGATTATGGAAGAGGGCATGCAGAAAGAGCTTGCAATGAATAAACTTAAGTTTGACCGCCTGATTGAAGACACTAAGAAAAACACGGAATTAACTGCCAAAGAAAGAAAGCGAATAACAGAGATATTTTTATTTCAACAGCAAGAAGCTGAGAATGACATAAGGAATAAATTTAGACGAGAGGAGCTTGACGAGGAAGAAAATCAAATTGTAAGCTTGCAAGGCGTTGTTGAGAAGGGCAATCAATTAGCGCTTGATGGATTAAAAAACCAAGCAGATAAAGAGATTAAAATTGCTCGCGAGAAAAACAAAAAATTAGAAGAACTCGAAGCCTTAAGCTCAGACAGAAAAAGAGAACTTGCAGTCGGAGCCGCAACGGATACCTTTTCTACTCTTGCAAACCTTGCTGAGTTATTTGCTGGAGAATCTAAGAAGCAACAAAAGAAAGCGTTTAAGGTGCAGAAAGCTGCAAACATAGCGCAAGCAACGGTTGATACTTATGCCTCTGCGGTATCTGCTTATAAAAGTTTGTCAGGTATTGCTGTTGTTGGACCTGTATTGGGGGGTATAGCAGCAGCGGCAGCGGTATCGGCTGGATTGTTAAACATCAAGAAAATTAGTCAACAAAGATTTGATAGTGGAGGAGCCACAGCTGATGGAGGAGGTGCAGACTTTGCTCCAAGCGGAGGAGGAGCGCAAGCACCACAATTTAACGTAGTCGGAGACAGCGGAGTAAATCAACTCGCACAATTACAGCAACAGCCTACGCAAGCCTTTGTGGTTAGCGGAGAGGTTACAACAGCTCAGGCTTTAGATAGAAACAGAGTACAAAACGCAACATTGTAAATTAATAAATAGAAAAAATGAGAATAGTTGAATTGATCATTGACGAGAAAGACGAGAACAGCGGAATAGAAGCAGTCAGTCTTGTCGAAACACCAGCAATAGAGGAGAACTTTATTGCATTGAATAAACAAGAGGTAATGCTTGCCGAAGTAGATAAGGAAAAGCGGTTGCTTATGGGAGCTGCCTTAATTCCTAACAAACAAATCTACCGTAAAAACGATAAGACAGGAGACGAGTATTACATATACTTTAGCAAGGATACGGTACGAAAAGCTTCGGAGTTATTTTTTAAGCGTTCAAACCATCAGAACGCAACCTATGAGCATAAGCAACCAATCAAAGGAACAACGATTGTTGAGTCCTGGATCGTTGAAGGCGAGCAAGACAAATCAAGACACTACGGTTTAAATGTACCTGAAGGCACTTGGATGGTATCAATGAAAATTGACGATGACGAGTTGTACGAAAAAGCAAAAAGAGGTGACGTTAAAGGCTTCAGTATTGAAGGATACTTTGCTGACCGTTACGACATGTCAAAAGACGATTCATTCGAGGACTTGCAAAAGCAAATGGTTGTTGAGGAATTAAAAGAACTTCTAAGCAAAGAAGAACTTGCTTCATATAGCGATTATCCGGATAGCGTAAAGAACAACGCAAAGCGAGGAATAGAGCTTAACAAGGCTGTAAATAATAAGTGCGCCACCCAGGTGGGAAAAATAAGAGCAAGACAGTTGGCAAATGGCGAGGCAGTTTCAGAGTCAACCATTAAAAGAATGTTTTCGTATTTAAGCAGAGCAGAAACTTACTACGATACTGGGGACAAAGAAAGCTGCGGATATATTTCCTATTTATTGTGGGGAGGCAAATCTGCAAAGACATGGGCAGAATCTAAGCTCAAGCAAATAGAGCGCGAGGATCTTGCAAGCATGTTAATTGACGAGGACTTTGCTATAATAGATGACAGGCTTGCTTATAGCTCAAAACAGAAAGCGGAGGAGATGGCGAAAGATTTAGGTATTGAGGGAACGCACGAACACGAATACGAGGGAAAGACTTGGTACATGGTAGGCGAAACTCATTCCGTAGATATGGCAAAAAAATGCCCTGAAGGATACCAAAAGAAAAACGGTAAATGCGTAAAAAAAAAAAGTAGCTATGCAGAGGTAGGGGAAAGAGGCGGAGTAAAGCGAAGCAAGAAAGCACCGAAAAGCGATACTCCAAATAAAAACCCTAAAGGCAAAGGATCCGCAAAAGGCGATGCTGGAACAAGCAGAGGCGCAAAGGTCAGCAAAGCAGATGAGGCAACCTTAAAAAGAAAGAGCGACGAGTTCAATGAGAAATACAAAGACAAGCTCGGATACGGTGCAAATGTAGGCGCATTAAAAGCTGTATTTCAAAGAGGATTAGGAGCGTTCAATACAAGTCATTCGCCAAGAGTTAAAAGCGCATCTCAATGGTCCTTTGCAAGAGTAAACGCCTTTCTATATTTAATAAAAAACGGAAGACCTCAGAATCCTAAATACACAACGGATTACGATTTACTTCCAGCTAAACACCCAAAAAGTCCAAAGAAATGAAAAAAAAGAAGATGAAAGAAACCCCAAGCAAATCAAGTCCTAAAGGAGGCAAAAGAGGTTGCTTATGCAAGGATAACACTTATTCGGCAAAGTGCTGTGATGGTACTCTCAGAGCGCAAGGAATAGGAAAAGTTTAATTGAATTTGCAACAAGACTTATAAATAAAGGTTATAGGGTTAAGAAACAAAAAATGTTGAAATGAAAGAAAATACAATTTTAAACAAAGTGCGCGAGGTTTTAGGCTTAGAGGTAAAGCTTGAGCAGCGCAAATTAGATGACAGCACAACAACTGTCGAAGCTGAATCTTTTGAGAAAGGCGAAGAAATAATGATTGTAACGGAAGACGAGCAAAAAATTGCTTTGCCTGTTGGAGAGTACAAAATGCAATCAGGCGAAATCCTAATCGTAAAAGAAGAAGGCATCATTGAGGAAGTCAAAGCAGAGGAGAAAGAAGAAGAAAAAGAAGAAGAAGTTGACTCCAAAAAAGAGGATGAGAAATACGAGGAGAAAGACGAAGAGATGTCTGCCGAGGATTCTAAGCCTATCAAAAAGACGGTTGAATCAATTGTAAAAGAAACTTTCTTTTCTGAAATGGAAAAATTAAAAAAGGAAAACGAAGAGCTTAAATCTCAGCTCCAAGAATTGTCTAAGGATCCAGTAGTTGAAGAGTCTACTCCTGAAGCAATTACAGAAGAGGTTAAGGAAGAGGTTGAGTTATCTGCTGAAGAGCCAAAGGCTGAAGTTGAGGCAGCGGCTGAACCCATAGTACACAATCCTGAGAACAAAGCGAAGAAGGTTGGAAACACGATATCTCCAAACAAGCGCAAAACAATCATGGATACCGTACTATCAAAAATAGCAAATTCAAATACAAACAATAATTAAATTTTAAACTATGGCTAACACCGTAACAGGAAGCACATATGCTGGAGATTTTAATGGCGACTTTGTTGCCGCAGCATTATTAAGCGCACCTACAATTGCAAATGGATTGGTAACCGTATTACCGAACATTCACTACAAGAGAGTGATGAAGAAGATTTCAACAACTGGAAATGTGTTGGTAAACGCTACATGCGATTTCGACCACAACATGGACGTAGATGTTGCTGAGAGAGTATTAACATTAAAAGAAGTACAATCAAACGTACAACTTTGTAAAAAAGATTACCACCAAGATT